TACAACTTGGCAATGGAGATCGCGCCTGAGTTTGGCGTGGAACCATCAGAGCAGGTCAAGCGCATCGCCATGACCAGCAAGCGCAATCTGAAGCGCATCAACAATCCTGACGATGTGATGGCGATGCCGTACTCGCTGGTTGCGACTCGCCAGCGGTTCAACGTCTACGCTGGTAATTACTGATGCAAACGCCGATTTTGGGATCGGCGTATGTTGCTCGGAGCATCAATGCTGCCGACAACAGAATGGTCAATCTCTTTCCTGAGATTGTTCCCGAAGCCGGCAAGAACCCTGCGTTTTTGAATCGAGCTCCAGGGCTACGATTGCTGACCATCGCCGGTCAAGGCCCAGTCCGAGGGCTATGGACATACGGTGGGGTTGCTTACATCGTAAGCGGTGACAAACTTTACTCAATGGCCGGATTTGGTACGCCGGTACTTATTGGTACAGTTTCCGGTACAGGTCCGGTTAGCATGGTGGACAACGGCACGCAGTTGTTCATTGCTTGTGGCGGGCCAAGCTACATCTACAACAATAGCACGGGCGCGTTTGGGCTAATTACCGATCCAGATTTTCCCGGCGCGTTAACCGTTGGTTACCTTGACGGATACTTTGTATTCATTGAACCAAACAGCCAGAAAGTATGGGTAACAACGCTGCTGGATGGTACTTCAATTGAACCGCTGGATTTTGCCAGCGCCGAAGGTAGCCCAGACAATTTGGTTAGCATGATTGTTGACCACCGCGAAGCCTGGTTGTTTGGGACTAACTCGGTTGAAGTTTTTTACGATGCTGGCAATGCAGACTTCCCGCTACAACGCATCCAAGGCGCGTATAACGAGATTGGTTGCGCTGCAACATTCTCGGTTGCCAAGTTGGACAACGGTTTGTTTTGGCTTGGCTCAGACGCTCGCGGACAAGGTATTGTCTACCGCTCGCAAGGCTACTCGGGCCAGCGGATCAGCACCCATGCGATTGAGTACGCGATTGCTCAGTACGGCAACATTAGCGATGCGATTGCTTACACGTACCAGCAGGAAGGTCACTCTTTCTACGTGCTGACGTTCCCGTCTGCTGACAAGACTTGGGTGTACGATGTATCTACACAAGCGTGGCACGAGCGGGCTGGCTTTGACAACGGCAACTTTACGCGGCATCGCAGCAACTGCCAGATGGCATACAACAGCGAGATTGTTGTTGGCGATTATGCTAATGGCAATCTGTACGCTTTTGACCTAGACGTTTACGCTGACAACGGTAGCGCCCAAAAATGGTTGCGCTCTTGGCGGGCGTTGCCAACGGGTCAGAATAACCTAAACCGTACAGCACACCATAGCCTACAACTAGACTGCGAGTCTGGTGTTGGGTTAAGCGGTCCAGAATATAGCGACCCAACGTATCTGATAACCGAAAGCGGTTTTTTTCTGACGACTGAATCTGGTGATTTCCTGATTTCTTATGAGGGTAGCGCCACAGTAGGGGTTGATCCAAAGGCAATGCTGCGTTGGTCAGACGATGGAGGTCATACTTGGTCAAACGAACATTGGTCACCAATTGGCAAGATCGGCATCTACCAACAGCGAGTGTTCTGGCGTCGCCTTGGTATGACGCTCAAACTGCGTGATCGAGTCTATGAAGTGTCCGGCACAGATCCGGTCAAGATTGCCATCATGGGCGCTGAACTGCATCTTAGCGGGACGAATGCGTAATGGCAGTTACCAATAACACCACCACAATTCCATCGTCGCGGGTTCCGTTGACGGATGACCGCACGGGTTTGATTGCGCGTGAGTGGTATCGCTATCTCAACAATCAATACACCAAGACCAGTCAGAACGCCAACGCGGTAACCCCCGGTGACTATGGTGCGGTTGGTGACGGTGCGGTTGACGATTCAGCCAGCATTCAAGCCGCGCTTGATTCTGGCTATGACGTTTACCTGCCGCCCGGACGGGTTTATGCGATTGGCACAACGCTTACGATGTCCACGCCTAACCAGTCGTTTGGAGGGCCGGGTGTTCTGCGTATCGTTGGGGCAATCAATGGCGTTGAACTAATTTCGCCAACGTCTACAATTGTGACCGGCATCCAGTTGGACCTGACGTTTGACTCGCCAGCCCAAACCGCTGGTTGGGCGGTTTACGTCAATAATAGTAGCCGCATTAAAATTAGTAAATTAAACATCATTGACGGATACGGCGGTCTGTATGTTCAAGTAGCTAATTGGGTAGTGGTTGACTGGATGTGGGCTTCTCTTAGAGGGCCGGGAATAAAATGGTACGGAGACTCAACGCATCGGTCTGACGTTTTAAATCTTGGGTTTGTTGTAGTTGACCCGGGCGAAGGCCAGTACGGAATGGATTGGGATGGCAATTGCCATAGCCTAAATGTTCTTGAATTAGGGATTGTTTGCGGGGGTGGCGGCGGAAAAGGCATGATTATCAGAAATACTTCTGGGTCACCTTTCCCGTACATCCCCGCAATTGGCCGAATCGCACACATTGAAATTGATTATGCAGCAAGCCACGGCGTAGAAATCCAAGCAGGATTAGATTACGACTTTTGCATTCCTTATGTTTTGGGTTGTGGAACATGGCCCGGATATTCTGGGGTTTATGATGGGTTTCATATTGCCAACGGGATCAATGCTTATGAAGTTCGTATTACTGGGGGCAAATCAGTAGCCAACACAGGTTACGGAATCAACAACCTTGGCGGTGTTATTTTATACTCTGGGAACACCGCTTTATATTCAAATTCATTAGGTGAAATTAACGGTGATGTTTGGACAAAATCACCAAGATATGTAATTGATGACTATTTTTATTCTACTGTAATAAGCGACACTCCATACATAACTTTTGCGGAAAACGATTTTCTTTCGTACAACCGAGCGGCTAATCAATTAAATCTTCAGATTGGCGGTAGCGGAACGGTTACGTTTTCAAGTGCTGCAACGCAATCATATGTGCCGGTCTACGCAACTGGATTGCGCCTTCTTGGTTCAACATCTGGATACACGGGGTTTGTTCCAGACGCTTCTGGCCCAGCGGTAACGTACAAACTTCCAACTACGGTTGGAACGTCTAACCAAGTTCTTAGCACCGATGGGTCTAATAATTTGGTTTGGGCGACCGTTAGCGGTGGTGGCGGCGTTACTAGCGTCGGTGTTACATCTCCGGTTGTTAACACCGGAACGTCTACCGCGCCTGTAATTGGTGTTAACGCAACTAGCGCCAACACGCCTTTGTATCTTGTGCAGCGCAACGGGGCTGGTGATTTTGCAGGAAATTACATTACTGGAGTTGGGTTCTACGCTGATGCAACTTATTATATGCAGATGGCGGGCGCTAACCCGACTCTGGTGTTTGACACTAATGACTATCTATCTTACGACAGAACAAATAACGCTTATAACTTTCAGATCGCTGGTAGCGGAATATTTAGCTTGTCTGTCACGGCTACTCAAACATATAAACCGTTGCGCCTTATGGGTTCAACGTCTGGATACGTTGGGTTTACCGTACCGGCATCTGCTGGCAGCACGACGTATACACTACCTAACGCAGACGGTACTGTTAACCAAGTTCTTAGCACCAACGGCGCTGGAACATTAAGTTGGGCGACGGTTAGTGGTGGTGGTGGTGTTAGTAGCGTAGGTGTTACCGCGCCAGTTATCAATACTGGTTCATCTTCAGCACCAGTAATAGCGGTGAACGCATCTAGCGCCAATACCGCAAGTTATCTTGTTCAGCGTGATGGATCTGGCGACTTTAGTTCGCGCTACATCACCGCAACTGGGTTTTACGCTGATGCAACTTACTATATGCAAATAGTAAGTGCTAATCCAGCTTTAGTGTTTGACACTAATGATTTTTTGTCTTACGATAGGGCAAACAACGCTTATAATTTTCAAATTGCGGGTAACGGCATTTTCAGTATGTCGGCTACCGCAATACAAGCGTATAAACCAGTTCGCATTCTTGGATCTTCCTCTGGTTATGTTGGGTTGACTGTGCCCGCAGCGGCGGGTAGCACAACTTATACGTTGCCAAGTTCTGATGGCAGTAACGGTCAGTTTCTCAAAACTGATGGCTCTGGAGGTCTTACCTGGGCGAGCGGCAACGCAGGAACAGTTACAAGTGTTGGTGCTGTTGCACCTCTTAACGCATCTGGGACAAGTGTTGTAACTATTAGTTTGCCGCAAGCAAGTAGCGTAGCCAGCGGGTACTTGACGGCAACCGACTGGAACACGTTTAACAATAAAGGAACAGGGACGGTTACTTCTGTAACTGCAACAGGTCCAATTTCGTCTTCTGGCGGTACGACGCCAAATATAACAATTTCTCAAGCCACTTCGTCAACTAACGGCTATCTCAGTTCTACTGACTGGAACACGTTTAACAACAAGCAAGCCGCAGGAACATACGTTACAAGTGTCGGCGCTACAGGCCCAGTAGTTTCGTCTGGCGGTACAACTCCCACCATCTCGGTTAATGCCGCTAGTGCTAACACCGCAAACTATCTTGTTCAACGAGATGCTAATGGAGATTTTGCAGGGCGCTACATTACTGCAACTCAGTTTGTTGCTGGAGCTAACTACTATATAGGTTTGTCAGGAGCGGATGCAACTATAGCTTTTGATGCAACTGACTACTTATCATACGACCGCACAAACAATCAATATAACTTTCAGATTGGTGGCAGCGGTGTCCTTGCGTCAAACGCTACCGCGCTTCAATCTTTCAAACCAATCCGCATCCAAGGATCAACATCCGGATACGTTGGTTTTGCTGCACAAGCAGTGGCTGGAGGCACTACTTATACATGGCCTTCTTCCCCGGTTAATGATTATTTCCTTAAAACCGACGGGTCTGGCAACCTTTCGTGGGCTGCGGCTTCGGGGGCGGTTGCCAGTGTTACGGCAACAGGCCCGGTTTTCTCTTCTGGTGGTACAACGCCAAACATAACAATTTCTCAAGCCAATTCGTCAACTAATGGCTATCTAAGTTCTACTGATTGGAACACGTTTAACAACAAGCAAGCCGCAGGAACTTACGTTACAAGTGTCGGTGCTACAGGCCCAGTAGTTTCATCTGGAGGCACAGCACCAACCATATCTGTTAACGCCGCTAGTGCTAACACCGCAAACTATCTTGTTCAACGCGATGCCAGTGGAGACTTTACAGCCGGGACGATTAGCGCAACTCAATACACGGTTGGCGCTAACTATTATTTGACTTTTTCTGGTTCAAACCCACTTCAAGCATGGTCAGCAACAAGCTATTTTTCCTATGATCGTACAAACAATCAACTTAATGCTGTTATTTCAGGAAACGGAGTTCTTGGTTTAACCGCAACCTCTGTTCAATCATATAAGCCGTTACAGCTTTGGGGAGCATCCTCTGGGTATGTTGGATTTGCCGCTCAAGCAACTGCCGGTAGTACAACGTACACTTGGCCTTCCGCTCCGACTAACGGCTATTACCTGCAAACAGATGGGTCTGGGAATTTGTCTTGGGCCGCTGGAGGTAGTGGCGCGGCGGCAGCAACACCTACAACTTTAGGTACGGTGTATGGTCGAACCCCATCAATAGTGGACAGAAATTCGACGGCACTAGGGTATCAAGCAGGTGCGGTCAACGCCCCAACTGGCGGTTTGTATGTAACAGCAATTGGCTATCAAGCAATACAAGTTGGAACGGGTAGTTACAATACAGCAGTTGGTTTTAGGGCATTAGGTTCTGTAACAGCAGGGGACCAAAACACTGCGGTTGGTTATTATGCCGGTGAACAATTTACTGACCCCGGTGTCGGGCTAGTTGGGGGGAACACTTTTGTAGGTTACCTTTGTGGCGGGGCTGTTACCACTGCACAAACCAACACATTTGTTGGGCGTGGGGCTGGTTACGCAATAACAACCGGTAATGGTAATACTGGTATTGGTAGTTTGACGCTAGCGACCGCCGCTAGTACCACAACAAATTCAACTGCTTTAGGGAAAGACGCAGACGTAACAGGAAGCAATCAAATCCAACTTGGTAGTGGCTCAACTACTTGTTACACCAATGGTGCTGTTCAGAACCGCTCAGACATTCGTGATAAAGCAGAAGTTCGTGACACTCAACTTGGCCTTGGGTTTATCAATGCTTTACGCCCAGTCGATTATAAATGGGATATGCGGGAAGACTACAGGCCCCCAGTGCCTGAAGACATCAGTGACCAAGAAGCGATGGCGGCATGGCGCGAAGCTTCTAAAATATCCGCACTAACTCATGACGGCAGCAAGAAACGCACTCGATTCCATCACGGGTTGATCGCCCAAGAGGTTAAGGCTGTTCTTGACGCACAAGGGATTGACTTCGGTGGGTATCAAGACCATAGCGTTAAGGGCGGTGAAGACGTTCTGTCGATTGGCTACGACGAACTCATCGCCCCGCTCATCAAAGCAGTTCAAGAGTTGACCGCTCGCGTGAAAAAACTAGAAGCCAAAAATGGCTAAGAACTGGATTCAAAGAGTAATAGCTTACGTCCTTTCCCTGCGTATAATACAACCGTCTTCGACGAAACCAGTTGGAAAACTTGATATGACAACTTACATCTCGCCGCAACCAAAGCTGCAATTTCTGGACAACAACGGTGTGCCGTTGTCGGGCGGTAAGGTTTACACCTACACAGCCGGAACCACCACGCCGCTCACGACCTACACGGACTACACCGGCAACACGGCAAATTCCAACCCAGTCATTTTGGACAGTCGCGGTGAATGCAGCATCTGGTTAGGTACGTCTTCGTACAAGTTCAAACTCGCCACATCCACGGACGTTGAAGTATGGACCGTTGACAACATTTCGGTCCTGACCAGTTCAGCCAACATTACCTACGTTGAATCCGGTACTGGTGCAGTAACCCAGACGGTGCAAAGCAAACTGCGTTTGGGTTGCGTTTACCCAGAAGACTTTGGCGCTGCTGGCGACGGTACAACCAACGACACCACCGCGCTACAGAACGCGATCAATACTGGCCGCGACGTATATTTTGCGGCTGGCAAAACCTACTTGCACACCATCGCGCTATCAATTACCACAAACAACCAATGGTTGGGTGGCCCCGGTTATCTTAAAACCTCGGGGGCAATCAATGGTGTCAACCTTGGCGGGTCAAGCAAAGGCGTTAAATTATCGCTCAACTTCAACTCGCCGGGGCAGACTTCAGGCTACGCTATCTACATCAGCAACGCAGATCGAGTAACGATTGAGCGTCTGTATATGTATGACGCTTTTGGTGGTTTGTATGTTGAGCAAGCTAATGTAGTTGAAGTGCAATGGATGTGGGGCATCATTCGCGGCCCGGGCATCAAGTGGTACGGCGACGCCGCCAAACGGTCGGACATTCTTGCCCTTAATTTTTGTGTGCTTCGCCCCGGTACTGGCTACTATGGTTTTGAATGGGACGGAAATTGTCATAGTTTGAGTACAAACCGTTTAGATATTGTTTGCGCTACCGAAAGTAGCGGGATAATTACAAGAACTTCATACGGAGCGGTGATCCAAAACACGGTTGGCGGCTATAAGTCGGTAACAAGCGGAACAATTGCCGGTACAACTTTAACGCTTACAACTTCTCCAACTAACCCGATTGTGGTCGGAATGTTAGTTTACGGAACCGGCGTAACTTCTGGCACTACTATCGCAAGTGTAATAAATTCAACAACTTACACCGTTTCTGTCAGCCAATCTGTTGCAACTACTCCGATCACAACCCAACCAGCGTTTTTCCCGGCGATTGGTAGATTCAACCAACTGGCGGTTGACTATTCGTTGGGTGCGGCTATTCAAGTTAAATGTGGTGTGGACTATGATTTTGTAGGGACGTATGTCACAGGTGCAGTCAGCGATGGAATGTACGTTGATCCAAGTATTGACAGTTACAACGTGCGCGTGACGGGCGGCAAACTGATCGCTAACGGAGGTTATGGGATCAACAACACGACCGCTGGTCCCTTGTTGATGTCAGGCAACGTATGTTTAACTGACAACACCAGCGGCGTTAGCAACGGGGCTGTTTGGAATCTTGCGCCTCGTCAAGCGGTTGATGACTATTTCTATATGAACCTTGGCGGCGACAAGACGCTTGCCAACGGCACATCGCAGATCAATTTTTACCCCAACGATTACATCGTACACAATCGAACGTCGCCAAGGAAATTGCGGTTCTACATCGGCGGCGTTGAGGTATTTGATATCGGTGCGGATTCTGTTGACTCGCTTATCCCGTTCAAACTCAAGACCTACACCGTTGCTACGTTGCCAGCCAGCCCCGTCAAGGGATGGGTTGCTATGGTAACGGACGCTACCGCTACGACGTTCGCTAGCACCGTTGTTGGTGGCGGTAGCAATAACGTACCCGTATACTATGATGGTACGAACTGGAAGATTGGATGAGCGATCTTGCCAACATAGTCCCATCGCGGGAGCAGATTGAGCAACTACAGGCCGAAATGGTCAAGATGCCTCAAGCCAATCTGCAAACTGAGCATTATTTCTCAGAAGCTGGGATGTATTGCAGGAAGGTTTTTCGTCCTGCTGGCACGTTGATTGTAGGAAAAGTTCACAAGCACCATCATTTGTTTTTGTGCGCGATGGGTGAAATAATTGCGTGGACCGAAAACGGGATGAAGCGTCTGCAAGCTGGCGATGTTGTTGAATCTAAGCCAGGGACCAAGCGCGTAACGCTGGCCGTGACTGATGCGATTGGCGTTACTATTCACCGTACAGACAAAACCGATCTTGATGAGATTGAAGCAGAACTTGTTGAGCCTGACAACACGGCGTTGTTTGACTCTAGTAATTTATTGAAAATCGCAGGAGAAATGAAAGCCCTGCAAGGAGAACTGCAATGACTTGGGTTGCAACGGCAATTGTTGGAAGTGCGCTTATTGGGGGATATGCCTCAAATCGAGCGGCAAGCACACAAGCACAAGCCGCCCAACAGGGCATTGATGCCCAACAACAAATGTTCAACAAACAAGTTGAACTGCAAGAACCGTTCCGGCAAGCAGGCATTGGAGCGCTTAACAAACTGATTCCACTTAGTGATTACACCAAATTTGGAATGGATCAGTTTCAGCAAGACCCAGGTTACGCTTTCAGATTGTCAGAAGGAATGAAAGCGCTTGACCGTACTGCTGCCGCTCGCGGCGGTCTGTTGTCTGGCGCTACACTTAAAGGTGCTTCGCGTTACGGTCAAGATCTTGCTTCGCAAGAATATCAAAACGCTTTTAACCGATACCAGATTGAACGCAACGCTCAACTAAATCCATTGCAATCATTGGCTGGTGTTGGGCAGACCGCTACCAACACGTTGACTGGAACCGCTGGGCAAATGGGGCAAAATCTTGCCACTGGTTATGGAAACATAGCCAATGCTCGCGCATCTGGTTACGTTGGTGGAACCAACGCACTTACATCTGCGCTTGGCACTGGTTTGAACTATATGCAAAATCAAGCATTAATCAATCGTTTGCCTTCAAGCAATTCTGTTGGTTATGGTGGGTCTCCTTATGGTTCTATGGCAAATACGGGAAATCCTTCTCTTGGCTACGACTGGGGTTAATCATGGCAATTGACTCATCTATTGCACTTGGCGTCCGGCCTCTGCAACTTGAAAATCCGTTGGCGATGTACAGCACGGTTGCTGGCATCCAAAACGCGCAGAACCAAAACGCATTGGCTCAGTACACTCTTGCCGCAGCACGACGCGGAGAAGAAACAGAAAACGCGCTTAACAAAGCATACATGGAAGCGTACAACCCGCAAACAGGCCAGATTGATTTGCCTACATTGCGCGGAAAAATTGCTACTGCTGGTGTTGGGTCAAAGCTTCTTGCAATTGAGAAGCAACTTGCCGAAGTTGAGAAAGAGCAACTTGCCCGTAAAGAACAACTTGGAAAAGTCGTCAACCAAAGGTTTGACCAATCAAAAGCATTGTTGGCAAACGTCAGAACGCCAGAAGAATACATTGCATGGCATGAAGCCAACCATGCTGATCCCGTTTTGGGAGAATATTTGAAAAGCCGAGGCGTGACCGCTGAACAGTCTCGCGCCCAAATTATGGCTGAACTTGCCCAGCCAGGAGGGTTCCAGCGTTTGGTTACGCGAAGCGCAACTGCGTTGGACAAGATGCCTGAGTTGTTGCGTTCTGAACAAGAACAAGCGGTCCTTGGTGGTCGCACACCAACCCAACCAATGGCTGCGCCAGCTACTAATGCTCTGGCCCCTATTGCGCCGCAAGCACAACCAGTCGCCAACGCAATGGTTGCGCCTCCGCAAACTTCTGCCGTTCCTACACCGGCTGTTACGGCCATGCCCGCAACGTCTGGATTGCAAGGGGAACTAAACGCGGTCAATGACGAAATTGCAAGACTTCAAGGTTCTGGTTCCGCTGGACTTTCTGGTGTTCAAGCAAGAATTAAGGCTCTTGAAGAACAGAAAGGACGGTTGTTTACGGCTATTACTCAAGAAAAGAATGCGGCAACTGCTGCCGAACGGTTAGCGTTTGAACGTCAAACAGCGGCAGATTTCAAAAGCACCCCTGCTGGTGTTGTCAGGATTGATAAAATTACTGGCAAAACGGAAATTGTTAAAGATGCTAACGGCAGGCCAGTCATGGACGTTTCTGCCGCTCAAGCAGCAGAAACTGCTAGATCTAATCTTGAACAAGAAAGAATTGCTAGATTTAACGCAAAACTTGCGTCTGATCGGCAAAAGCTTGAACAATGGAAAGTTGACAATCCAGAAAAAGAAATCAAAGAAGCTGACGGGGTTTTCGTTGCGGTTGACAAGCGTTCTGGCAAAGCAACTCCTATTACTGTTGGCGGCAAACCGTTGGAATCCGGCAAGCCTCTTAATGAAGCTCAAGGTAATTCTGTTGCCTATGGCATACGAATGAAAGAAGCAAATTCCGTACTTGAAGATCTTGCTAAGGCTGGAGTTGACAAATCTGCCGTTGGCGCTGGCGCTCCGTATGGCATAGGAACAGCGGTCAACCTTTTGACTGCAAGTCCAGAACAACAGCAAGTTCAACAGGCAAAAAATAATTTTATCACCGCAATCCTTCGCAAAGAATCCGGCGCGGCGATTGGTCAAGATGAATTTGCAAGGGAAGATCAAAAATATTTCCCGCAACGCGGCGACAGCGATGCCGTTTTGGCTCAAAAGAAACAAGCTAGGCAGACTGCCATCCGAGCAATGGAAATCCAAGCTGGCCCAGGCGCTAAAGAAATTAAAAACTTTGAGCCTCGTGGGCAGTCAACAACAAAATCTAACCCCGCTGTAGACGATCTTGTTAAAAAATACGGTGGATAATGGCTACCATTGAACAACTTGGTAAAGCGTTAGTAAACGCTGACGCTGCGGGGGACGTTGAAGCGGCAAAAATGCTGGCCGCTGAAATTAAACGGATGCGCGTACCTAGTGCCGCCGACATCCCCAGCGCAGTGCCGCAGCCAAAATATCAAGAACCATCTATGGCAGATCGGTTGCTTGGCATTCCAGAAGCAGCGTTGTCTACGATAACAGGTGCGGTTGCAATGCCTGTTGGGGCAATTGCTGGCATCTTGGGCGGCAGGTTAGGTCAAGGCCCAAACGTCAAGGCAATGGAAAGCGTGATGGAAGCGGGGACATATGTGCCACGCACCGAAAGCGGTCAGGAATATCTTCGTTCTTTGGGCCAACTAACTTCTGGCATTCCTGCGTTTATACCCGCTGTTGGTCAGGCAGGACAGGTTGCACAAGGCGTAAACGCTCTTGCCGCTCGATCTGCACCAGCAGCACAACGTGTAGCTCAAACTGTACAAAACGCTTTGGTACGGGCGCCAGAACCACAGATGTCTGGTGGTGGCGCAGCGTTGACGCAAGAAGCATTGTTGCGGGCAGAACGCGCTCAACGTCAGGGCATCCCGCTGACCAAAGGCGAGCAAACCCAAAGTCTGGCGCAACAGCAACTTGAGCAAGATTTGCTCAAGTCCAACAAGCCTCAGTTGGTAGCCCCGCTGACCAATCTAAAGCAACAGCAACAAGAAGCAATCGGTCGCCAGTTCCAAAGACTGACCGAAGCCACCGGCTCAACCGTAGCTGATGCTGATCCAATCTACCTGCGTGATGTTGGCAAACTTGTTGATAAGCCTTTAATGGCAGAGTACGAGAAGTCAATTGCAAATTATCGTAGCAAGTACAACGCGGCAGACAACGCTGGCGAGACTTTGCAAGAGGTTCCCTATCAAAGCTTGAAAGACTACATCAACAAGCAAACGCCTACAACCAGAACGTCGCTTGCTCCGATTTTGCAAGATACGCTTGAGCAACTCAAGATCAACGATCCAAAAAATACCGGCAACATTTCCATTCGGGCGCTTGAAGATGTGTATCAGAACATCGGCAAAAAAGCGCAGCCAGGGACGCCCAACTCAAATTACGGCAAAGAACTTAAAAATTTAATAGATCAATCAACCGAAGGCGCGGGAGGGGATCTGTACAAAGAGGCTCGCGCTGCTCGTCGCCAATTTTCCAAAGAGTTTGATGACGTTAGAGCAGTTGCCAAACTGGTTGGCAGCAAAGGCGAGGATCGGCTTGTCCGGTTGTCTGACGTATTTGATAACGTGGTGCTTGGCAGTTCAAAAGAAGACATTCAACACATTACTTCGTTGCTCAAACGTGCTGGCCCCGAAGGCGAACAAGCAATTAATGAACTAAAAGGCCAGACGGTCCAATGGCTCAAAGGTCAGGCAACCGGCGTTAATGGTGTGACCAAGTTTGACAGTTTCCGTAAAGCTGTTGACAAACTTGAAAAAGAAGACAAGTTGACTGAGTTGTTTGGTAAAGATGGCCGCGAGCAAATTCTTGACCTACGCGATACGGTCAAGGACGCAATGGTCAAACAACTAGGGGCGGTCAACTATTCCAACACCGCTAGCGCGTTGATGCGTGGGCTAGAAAATATTGCTTTGCGTGTTCCTGGCGCCAAAACCGTTGCGGAACTACGTCAAGACTACAGAACCAAAAAACAAGCTAAAGAAGCCGCAACCTTCAACGCTCTCGCACCCACCAACCAAAACAAATTGGTCCCATGATGGTTACATTATCTGAAGTTGATCACAAAATTGACGCCCACGTTGACATCTGCGCGATCCGATACGAAGGTATTGAAAAAGAAACGCGCGGTATCCACGCCCGGATCAAGCGACTAGAGCAGATCTTGGTCACCGGCTGCGGGTCAATCATCCTGTTGTTGCTGACCATACTGACTAGGGGTCACTAAACGGTCACGGTTAGTTAGTAAACTGAAGATTCCTTTTTTTGGAGCCTGACATGAAAGACGACATTCTTGACGCGATCAATGACTCTGAGCCAGTTGATGCCCTGAACGCTCTGTTCTCGGTGGCGTTCCTTGTTGCCAAAGCATCGAACATCAACGAGTTCACCTTGTCTTCGCTTTTCTCTTCAACCGCCGACGCGCTCTTCCAAGCCCACGCTGAAGATGAAGAAGTGGAAGAAGTTGAAGCCGAAGAGGTTGACGAACAGACCGACGAGTAATGATCTGGCCCCCCGATAACCTCGGGGGGTCACCCCGCCGCAACAAAACTGTGCTATTTGGTGTGGTCATTCTACAAGGATGAAGAATGAAGCCATCAAAAATCACAGATGAAGAGTTCTTGCGGTTGTGGGAAGAGCATAAATCACCAGTCAAACTAGCCAATATAACAGGCATTTCTGAGCGTCGTGTTCATTCTCGACGCCGTTCTTTAGAAAACAAATTAAAAGTCAACCTTGCGGTTGGCAAACCAATCCACATCCAAAAAGCCAGACATGAAGCTGGCTTGACTGATGGCATCGCCATCATCTTCTCTGACGCCCACTTCTGGCCCGGTATCCGCACAACCGCCTTCAAAGGCCTTCTGTGGGCGATAAACGAACTTAAACCGCACGTTGTCATAGCCAACGGCGATATTTTTGATGGAAGTTCGATCAGCAGACACGCTAGAATAAATTGGAGCGCGGTCCCAAACGTGAAGCAGGAGCTAGAAGCGTGCCAAGCCGCGCTCAAAGAGATTGAGGATGCTTGCGAAAAGGCCCGCCATCATACCCAATTGATCTGGCCGCTAGGTAACCACGATTCGCGCTTTGAATCGCGTCTATCAGAGGCCGCACCGCAATTTGAAGGGGTCGGCGGCACGGCACTTAAAGACCATTTCCCCAAGTGGCATCCGTGCTGGTCTTGTTGGCTGTCCGATAATGTAGTAGTCAAGCATAGATACAAGGGCGGCGTTCACGCTACCCACAACAACACCGTAAATTCTGGGGTCACGACTATCACCGGCCATTTACACAGTCTCAAGGTCACGCCGTTTGGGGACTATAATGGGACTCGATGGGGTGTAGATACTGGTACGCTTGCTGAGATTGATGGGCCGCAGTTTATAGACTACCTTGAAGACGGCCCCGTCAACTGGCGCAGCGGGTTTGCCGTCATAACGATGAAAGACAGCAAACCGCTCTGGCCGGAGCTAGTCAGCAAGCACGCAGAAGGTATCATCAACTTCCGTGGTCAACTTATTGATGTGAGCAAACTATGACTGAAAAGTTGGAAGCCAAGTCGCAGTTGATTGAGAAGACCGCGTTTGCCGTCTTACCGATTCTGTTTACCTGCGTTGTCTACCTGATGAGCGCGTTGGACAAGATCACACACGATGTGACGGTTCTCAACGCCAAGATCAGCCTTGTGGTCACCAGCGACAACAAGCAAGCCGCCAACAGCGGCGCAGAACTGGCTCGGGAAAAGTTGCGCCAAGATTTGGAAAAGCAGATTGGTGAGAATCGAGAACTTATTCACCTAAACCGTGAACGCATTGTGATCCTTGAACAAAAGGTGAAGTGATGGCTGACTTCAATCCAGCTTTTGAGAAAATGATCGTCGATGAAGGCGGTTATGTTTTACACACTGTTCCGGGTGATACCGGGGGAATGACTTATGCAGGAATTGCACGCAACCCAAATCCTAACTGGCCCGGTTGGAACCTCATTGACCATGGTGCTATCGACAATCCACTCCTTACTGGGATGGTGCGAAACTTTTATAAAGTTGAGTTTTGGGATCGTGTACGAGGGGATGAAATTACGCAGCAAGTTGTTGCAGAAAACATCTTCAACTTCGGCGTAAACACCGGCATCAAAGTCGCAGTCAAGCTGGCGCAGTTGATCGTAGGCGCTACGCCAGACGGATCGGTTGGCGACAAGACCTTGCAGAAGTTTAACAATGTTGAACCTGAAGCCTTCAAAAAAGCCTACGCGCTGGCGAAGATCACGCGCTACGCTGACATCTGCAACAAAAATCGTACCCAGTCCAAGTTCCTTCTTGGCTGGCTCAACCGCACCCTCGCAGGACTCAAGTAATGGATCTTATTGGAATAGGAAGTATCATTGAAGGCGTGGGCAAGGTCGCGGGCGACCTCATTACGACAGACAAAGAACGCCTTCAGATGGCGTTGGAAGACCGCAAGCTCGACCTTGAAGAGAAGCGTATCGACCAAGCTACAGACCTCGCGCAAGTGGACATCAACAAGATCGAAGCGGCGTCTACTAGCGTATTTGTCTCTGGCTGGCGTCCTGCTGTGGGTTGGGTTGGGGTTGCTGGCTTGGCTTACCAGTTCTTAGGCTACCCCCTGATGCAATGGTGTTGGGCGTTTGGGCAGGGCGTGGACCTGATCCCGAAGGGTCTGGCCGCGCCGCCAGACCTTCAAGTTGAGCAGTTGATGACCTTACTCGCCGGTCTTCTCGGCTTCGGCGGGATGCGTAGCTTTGAGAAATCCAAGGGAGTCGCGGCGAAGTAAGTCGCGGTAAGCGTTAATCGCCGCTTTTAAGTCGGCGTTTAACGCCTCAATCTCCGCGTTGAGTAGGTTCATCCGTTCAGTCGATTCCTTGGCGAACTGCACAAGGTTCTCATAGCGCCATGCGCCGAAATCAGTCATGGTTGTTTAGCCTGTTGAAGTAGTTCGATACGCTCGCGCGACACGCGCAGCACGTTATAGCGTTGATGGATGCGGCGCAGGATACTGGCGCGCCCTTCAGTCGCTTTCTCGTGGTTCAACATCTCCAGCACCATCTGCTCGTCCAGCGTCTTCAGAGCTACGTTTAAGCCCCGCCAAGTGTGATTCAATTCGCACCTCTAAGTCTTTGAGCGTTTCAAGTACGCGGTTGTAGTTGCGCTGCGCTGCGGCCAGTTCGCGCTGGCGAATTATAAGTTCTTCCCGCGCGGCGATCAGTTTTGCCCGGACTAGCTT